TCTCTATAACGAGTTTCAATATCTTTCATGTATTCATGTCCAATATTTTTATCCATTCCAGCTTTTAGAGCATTATCAATTAATCCTCTAATTGAATCATAATCCTCAGCCTTAAGCAAACCAACACTACCTAATAGTGCTTTCTTTAGTTGTTGATTCTTACAAAATGCAGAAAATTCAGTTTGAATATACTCTGAATCTGTAGCTACAATTTTATAAGCATCTCTAAGTTGTTCTCTAATAGATACCTGTAAAACATCATTAGTAACTTTTTCATATTCTGATTTTAATACCTCTGGTGTAGGGGTAGTATGATAATCATTGTAATACTTTAAAATATTATCGATAATCCACTTATGGGCTTGATTATCAAAATAAGATGAGTCTAGTATATCATGAATGTTGGTTAAAAATTCTTTACGATCAAGTAAGGAATGGATAACTTTAATTTGGAATGCTGGACCATACTTATTTAAATCACTTAGAGTCATCTACAAAACTATTTAATGTTTGAAACTGGTTGTTAACCCAAAACTCTGGGTTTTTAATTAGATGGCGTAACCCATCTTCTTGATAGAATCTAAGAAAAGCTTTTTGGTTTAGCACGGGTGGATCAACATCAATTTGTTCCTCTAAATAGGCTTTTTCTAAATCATCTACCATTGGATTGTGTAAATCCATGATTTTGTAATTTTTACGAAGATTATCTTCTTCAAATACAATACGAGAATAGATAAGATGTTCCTTATGTTTTTCCCCAGCTATTTCAATAATATCATCTAAAGTTAGTTTACGCTCATTTAATTCAGGGAATAATTTACGTAATTTTTTCTCTCCTAAACCTTTTATACCAGGGATTTTATCTGAAGCATCACCCATTAAAACTTTATATAGAATAAAATTTTCAGGTAAAACATTAAACTTTTCTATTACAGTTTCAGGTGTATAAAAATCCTTTTCAATAGGACGATACACACAAATTTTATTACTTGTTAATTGAATAAAATCTTTATCACTTGATACAATAAACGCTCGAGAGTTGTCATGAGTATTGGTGATAGTCGTCGCTAAATGCGCGATAATATCATCGGCCTCTACTTTATCGAGCGCTATGGTTTTTACAGGAAGACACTTTAAATAATCGATTAACCTTACTATTTGATCTAATTTAGCATCGTGTTCATCTCCTACGTCTTCAAATATTTCCCAGTTAGTAATACGAGACAGATGACGGCCAGCCTTGTATTCTGAAAGAACATTTTTACGATTCATTGATGAGTTTTCTCCATCAAAGATAATATACATTGCTGTAGGTTGGATAGCATTTATTAGAGTCCCCAATGAGCGAACAAATCCTCCTAACCCTCCTACATGAACACCATGCTCATTTACAATATTAAGCATTGCGAAGTTTCTAAAAAATAGATTTAGACCGTCAATAAATAAAACTCTTTCATGTTGCGAGGAGGGTGTCTCCGGCTCCTTATCCATATTATTGAGGAGCTCTAATAAATCCTTATTTGCCATAACTTAACTTGGTTCTTGTTCTGTAAATACCTCAGCTTGAGGTTCCTCGTAAATTTCCTCTATAATATCAAAATCACCTCCACCTAGGATTTTACTCCATTCTTTAGTATGATCATCTTTATATTTTTTAAGATCCTTATCTGTATCATTAATAAAACCATGAGGTGTCATAATAATTTTACCTCTAGTAGTAAGACCATTAATGTGGTTTTTATCAATTTGTAGATTAGTACGTTTAGCAAATTCAACTTGCTTTTTATCCTTGATTGCTTTAATCTTAGATGTTCCAGCATTAGCAATATTACCAAATGTAACTACAAACGTAGCATCAAACCACATAGCAAATCCACCTTTATTCATCAACTTTGGTTTACCCATAGGTGATTCTGGTTTTGCTGTCCATACTTTATTAATACAAACTAATGTATTAGTATATGCTGAACTTTCTTTACGTGATAATGTAATTCTTTGGTTAACACTATTACCAAATTGAGTTGACATAGCACCAGCATTCCATTCGTTATTGTTCTTATTAGAACGTACTGATAACTCACATGGAACTGAACCAATTGAATCCCAAAGGAACATTAAATCAAAGGGTAGATTACCTTTTTTCTGCTCATCTAATAAGTCAAGAATAAAAGCAGCAACATCTTCGATTGTGTGGATTGTCTCTCTATCAGCATAAATAAAATTACCTTGATAATCTATTAACTCACCAGTTTCTTCGTCAAATACTTCTTCAATATCTAAACCCATTTGCATAGCGTGTTCCCAATTCCATTTCATTTCAGTAATAATGAATACGGGTAGGATACCTGTTTTTTGAGCTGATACAGCTGCTTCAATAAGTGCTGTTGTTTTTCCTGTATCTGAATGTCCTCTAAGTAGACAAATATGTCCTGTAGGGATTCCAGGTACTGAAGTAACTTCTTGGAAGGCATTGCTTAGTGGGACCCACTGTTGGGGTTTAAACTTAACGTTCCCACTAAGACCTTTCTTATCCTTAAAATTACTTAGATCAAATTTACTTTTAATCTCAGCAGACACAGCTGCTGTTAGTGATTTACTTGCCTTTCTAGCCATACTTAGAATGGAAGATCGTTACTACTATCATCATCAAACAAACTATCAAATTTATCTAATTTGGTTTGCTTAACGTTGTCTGTAGAAGTATTCAAAGAATAGTTAGTTTGAGGAGTAGATACTTCCTTTTCATCATCAATGATATCACCTTCTTGAGCAGCATCTTCTGGAGATAACCAAGACTCTAGGTTTGATTTCATTTCATCGTAAGGAACTTGTTTAAATACACCTTGTGGATCTACTTGGTTTGACAACCAGCTTTCTACTTTTGAAGCATCAGCATCTAGTGGTGTTTGCTTCATTGATGGAGAAGCTACAGTACGATTGTACTTAGTACCAGTCATTTCTGGTCCTTCAGTAGTTAACTTAATATCACGACCAGCAACTACATCTGTAAAGTCACCTACTTCTTCATCCATTGCCATTGATAGGAATGATGAGTATAGCTCTTTACCGAATTGCCAAATCTTAACACCTTCATCTTCCATACCACGAACGATAACAGGAGCGAAGTAACGAACTTTTGGTTCGAGTTTCTTAGCCAATTTCCAGTTCTCTGGTTGGTCGGTTTGACGGAGCTTTTTAGCAAACTCTACTAATGGGTCTTTCTCATCAAAGTTAATTGGAGAAATCATAACTGGTTTCCCAATACCATAATGGAAATACAATTCACTAAAAGGAGTTGCTTTGTTAAACTTAGAAGGAACAATACGAACTGTTTGTTTTCCTACTGATGGTTTCCAGAACAATGACTTACCATTGTTATTGTTGTTAGAGGGGGGTTTTTGCAGTGCCTCTAAACGCTGCTTGATTACGTCTAAATCCATGTTTATAACTTTTTATTAATAACTAAATATACGAAACTAATTTCGGGGAGCCAAATTAAAGCTCAATAATCTTGTGAATTTTGGTTCTTAGTTCTTTAAGCTCATTTTGTTGAGTTAAAAGGATTGTATTACGATAGTGTTGCCAATTTACTCTATAACGAGAATCTACTATACCTCCATTCAAACCCTTAATTAATTCGTTTAGGGCATTAATAGTGTAAAGTGTGTTGCTATCTTTTTTACGATGAACTAAAATTGTATTCTCTGGAATTGAGGATACATTGCCCTGATCAACATTGTATGTAACAACGTATTCATCATTGCTTTTTATATGTAGTACAAACATTTTGTTGTACATGATTGTATATTGGGATTGTAAATCCTCTACTAATCTATCAAGATTCTCAAGACTAGTAAAGGTACAAAATAACTTATTATTCAAATCAATTGTATTTTGGGGTGAGTGTATGTCTGGCCCATAAATATAATCGTATCTAGGTAAAATCGTAGTTGATTCCATTTTTTTCTTTTAGTTGTAACTTTAATTTATAAAAAACCTGTTTAATCTGTTCTAACACCTCTAATTCACTATTATCTACATCAAGTAAAAATGAATCATATGTGTAAAGAACCAATTTGGTATTCCTACCTTTCAATAACTTGAATATACGAAATAATACTTCAACATTCAAGCTCGTTTCCATATTTTGTAAGATATAGTTAAATAATTTTTGAGGATTCATGTTCTCTAAAACATCACGTTTGTATTCGTAATTAGAGATAGGACAAGTGATAACGCCTTCTGTTTGAAAAGTTTCCCAGGTCGTACGTATATACTCAGATGTTGCCTTAAAAAACGGAAGATCTTTATAATTATCAAATACTCCTCCGTATAACTGTTTAAATGTTAATTCTTTTGCTTTTGCGTAATCAACCTTATACATAGCCGCAAAGGATTGATGAATATCTCCGCTACCAAAATCATAATCAACAAGCATAGCAGCCAAAGTAGGATGATAGGCACTAATATCAAATTCGACAAAAATATTATTACGTGGAATAAAACTTTTTCGGGATCCGTCTTTATGTGAAAGTGCCGCGTAATTAACTCCCCCAAATTTGTTAGATGGTCTTGTCGTAAGTGTTTTATAGTTGTAACTAGTGTAGACAAACTCGTTTTCAACTGGGTGGAAATGTTTTTCAAATTCATTTTTATCTATCTTTATACCATTACGCTCTATGGCATTAAACACTAACGTAACCTTGTCATTATAAAACGGGTTTACCGCGGTATTAACACGGTGCTCTAAATCATCATATACTTGCTCGCAAACCTCATAATGTTTAGTAATCGGCACGAGTTGATTAACCGTTAATAGATCCGGAAATCTCCTATATAATGTAGAATGAGCTGTTGTTTGTGGAAGTATATACGGAGGAGATCCTAATGTTATATCTACAAGTTGCTTTAAAATCGTGTAGTGTAGAAATTCTTTCTTGTCTCTTACATATATCGTCTCTAACCCTTTCAAATATAAATATACCTCATCCTCAAATAAATTTTCACATTCGGGGTGAGATATGGGTAGAATGTATCCCTTATGACCTTGAATAGGTCTTACATAGAAGCCAATAATAGAGTTTTGTGTTGGGTGTTGGTAAGGATTATTTGTAATAACCTCTACAAACGCTTCTTTAAAACCACTATTTTTTAAAACCTCAAATTGTTCTTTATTTTCTATTAACCAAAACATTTATTTAAATATACAACCTTTTTTTTACATTATCACTCTTGATAGAATTGGAGATAATTAAATCATAAATACGCTACTAAGCCTATAATTGGTAAATTCTTTTCTACAAATCCAATTTGTGTTGCGTTTATTTCTCTAACATTTTCTTTGTCCCCAGAGATTAACCATTGAAGGGAAATTGGGATGTAAAGATTTGAGGAGGTGGATACATTAAAATTATTACTATTAACTTTAGTATATAAATTTTGATTTGATTTTTTAACAAAATACCTAGTAAATTTAACATT